AGTCGAGCAACTCAACACCCTAATAGAATGGGTAGATGATAACCTCGATAACGAAGTGGAGTACGATGATAGTGGTAACGAGTATGCGGTAAAGGACGGGGATAAAGTCTACACGAAGTCTGAGTTGCGCCGAATAAAAGTAAACGCGAATAAGACTCTCCGTAAAGATGCACCCGCCCGGCAGAAATGGATACAAGAGCGTACACAATCGGATCAACAAGCTATGCAGACCTTTGAGTTTCTTGGAGACGAGCGTAGTGATGATTACAAGCTATTTATGCAAGTAAAGGAATCTCCGATGTATAAGCCCTTAGTGAAATATCTTCCTAATTCCAACTTTGCTCTTGGATTAATGGTGGAAGGACTAAACGCAGTAAAGGCAAGGCAAGGTCAGAAGGTTAAACCAACCGCAAAACCGAAAGCCCCAATGGCTACAACCGAGGCTGGTTCAGCTAGACCCAAAACTCCCCAGGCGAATAAAACGAAAGCTCTGCAAGCGGCGAAGGCGAAGTTCGACCGATCAGGCTCAATGACAGACTACCAAGTATATCTTAAACTTAGAAATAAAAATTAAATCCCAAGGAGGAAATAAATTATGGCATTAACCAAATCACACATTAGCGGAACTCCGCTCGGCTCAAACAGAGAGGACTTATCAGATGTCCTCACCATCCTAGAACCCGAACGCACCCCCTTGCTTTCGCTCGCGAAAAAGGGAAAAGCAAACGGTACATTCTTTGAATGGCAAACAGATGAACTCAGTACGCCCGCATTTGCTGGAGTACTCGAAGGTGCTGACGAGACTACCTTTACTGACCAAGTAGCCAACCGTGCAAAACTTGGAAATCATGTACAAGTATTTCGTCAGAACTACCAAGTCTCAAACATCCAAGAACTTGTCGATGTTGCTGGCGTGGATAGTGAATTTGCAAACGCAGAAAGTAAGGCCGTGAGGCAAATGAAGCGCGATATTGAAGCTGCACTTTGTTCTTCACAAGACCGCGACCAAGACGATGGAACCAATCCATACAAGACTCGCGGATTGTTCAAGTGGTTAGGCGAAGGTGGACAACCAAGTGATGTTCCCGCCGCTTACCAATCAGTCGCAAGTGTATCCCTTGGTGGTAGCTCCTTTACTGAGGCCAACATGAATGGCTTACTTCAAGACTTGTACGAAGCCAACGGAATGCCCGGTGGACAGCTTACATTGATTGCTGGTCCTACCTTGAAGCGCGATATCTCAAACTTCGCTCGTCAAGAAGGTACAACCACAGCGTTGAACTTCCAGGTAACACAACCCGCTGAGTCCAAGTCCATCTCCCTCGTAGTTAATCTATATGACGGAGATTTCGGAAGTGTCGCGGTGGTACCATCCTTGTTTTTAAACAGGACAAGTGGTTCGGACACCGTAGACACCAATGCTGGTTTGCTCGTAGACCCTGAGTACATCGCTGTAAATATGCTCAAAGCTGAGTCTTCTTCTGAGCTTGAGAATAAAGGCGGCGGACGCAGAGGTTTCTGTGAGACGATTGCTGGACTTGCGTGTCTTGCTCCTAAAGCACACGGAAAAATAAACTAATTGTTTGTTGATTATTTGGGGGAGGTCTGCGTAGCGGGCCTCTCCCTTATCTCTTTAAATATTAAGCATGACAAATTTACTCATACCAAAGTGGAAAGAAGGAAACGGATCTCAGTTTATGAAAAACTTGGATCGTTATTTGCGTTACGAAGTTGACCTTGAAGAACACGAATCCGTCATGCGGGAAAAAATGGCTATGAGAGAAAACGAAGCAATGGGAGTCGCTAAGACCGATGGGCTTGGACAGCTCAAGGCAAGTATCCCAGCACGCGAATACTTCCGCTGGCATCAAAAAGAACGAGGATGCTGGGGAGATAAATCATTTATCAAAGGGTTCTTATCAAAAAACCCATCATTCAAATCCAAGACACTTACCACACCTAGTTTTAACTCTAAGAGTTTCGCATGAGGCAAGTACCCGTAAGCACACTACTTACCAACCTCAAACACATGGTTGGAGTGGATAGCCTTCTTGCACAAGAAGAAGGTGCGGCAGTACGGAGTTTTAATCGCTATGGCAGACTAGCGTGGGAACGGGCAAGATGGCCCGACACCATACGCCTGGAACCCAAGTTGCCCGACATCCAGGTACGATCAATCAATGTAACCAATGGTGGGAATGGGTACACAAGCGCACCAACCGTAACAGTTAGCGGAAGTGCCACAGCAACCGCTACCATCAATGCCGATGGACAGGTAAATGGAGTCGCAGTAACAGGCAATGGAACAGGATACCTGGAAGCACCAACCATTACATTTAGTGGCGGTGGAGGCTCAGGAGCCGAAGCAAAAGCAACGGTAATGGGAATTCTTGATTACGGATCAAGTATTGGCGAGATCCTCCGGGTCACAGAGAAAGACCCATACTCATCGGGTAGTCCGATTGAAGTTCCTTATCGGATAGAATATTCATCTGTAAGTTACGGAAATATTGTATTCATAAATCGTGCAAGTACAGCACCCGTCTATATATTATATCGCGCACCCTTCACGGACTATGTGTCGAGCGATACGGACTTTCCGTACATATTCTCAGAATATGTCGTTACGGGAGCCTATTGCGATTACCTAACCGCAGACGGACAACTCGATAAAAGTATGGCTATCCAACAACAAGCCGAAGGTATTTTACTTGCCGAACTCGATAAACTCGAACGCCAGCAAGGCCAACAACAACACATACAATTTACAACCTACGGATCAACGATCCAAACACATTATTAATTATGGCAAACGAATATAGAGGAGTAGGGCTAAACGGAGGAAAGTTTATATCCGACACAGCATCTCACACAGGACGCTGGTTTAGTATCGTAGCAATGGAAGACACAACCATTACGAGCATAAGTGGAAATATCGAAGGTATATCCGATCTTACTGCGGGTGGATCTTCCCCACTTACCCTTAGCACAAACACCGCACTTTACGGTGCGTTCGATGAAATCACTTTAGCGACAGGGAGCGTCATTGCGTACAATCGTTAGATGCTCACGCATGATCTAAATGTTACTGCGGGACGACCGCACACACCAAGTGGTATACCTGTCCCTGATGGCGGACCCGTAATCGATGGTGTCATCCAATCCGAGGCGGAAGACTTTTTACAAGTAGAAGCGGGGCAATTTTTAGCATTCGATTAAGAGGAAATAAATTATGGCAAATAAGAAAATAAGTGCATTGACCGCCCTGGGGACAACCCCCGCAGTAGGCGATATTTTGCCCATCACCGATGTATCAGATACAACCGGATCGGCACAGGGAACCACTAAGAGGGTAACCGTATCTAACTTAATGGGACAAGCTCCCGTACAAAGCGTTGCTGGACGAACAGGTGCGGTAGCTATTGCAAACACCGATGTGAGTGGTTTAGGAACAGCAGCTACTTCAGCAAGCACAGACTTTAGTCCAGCTTTCTTTAGTACTGTAGCAGAGACGACAACTGCTCGTACACTTAGCGACAGCGATAACGGAAAAGTTATTGTTTGTAGTAACGCAAGCCCTACTATCGTAACAATTCCTAACGGTTTAACCACAGGCTTTAGTTGTACAGTAGTTCAAAGTAATACAGCTACTGTTTCAGTCGTTGGTTCGGGAGGAGCTAGTGTGGTAGGATACGATGGGAACACAGCCACCGCTGGTCAATATGCGGCGTTAAATGTAATCCCCACAGGAGCTAACTCTTATGTTATTGAAGGTGACGCAGCTTCTCCTCCGTTTGTAAATAATTACTCACTAGCACTTGACGGGATTGACGACCATGCAACGCTTGGCTCTAACTTCACTTCGATAACAGGTAGTAAAAGTATTACAGGATGGTTTCGCTTTGATGACACTTCTCAGAACGGAGTTACCACTACAACAGCAAATCAGTTTGGTTGGTTATTTTGGGCTAGTAATACTATGTACTTTAGAACGGGAGCGGCTACTCAAATTTTCACCATCCCCGCTGTATCGACAGGTACTTGGTATCACTTTGCTATCACAGGTGACGGCACAACTTTAAAACTCTACATTGATGGCACTCAACAGGGTGGAGATAAAACTGACGGTAGTTGGTCTATCGGTACATTTCTTAGAGGAACATCCACAGCTTATTACTTTGATGGCGATGTAGACGAGATAGGTCTTTGGACAGGCACGGAACTATCCGCTTCTGATGTTTTAGCCATAGCTAATACAGGAGCTGGTTCAGGTTCTAAAGCCGTAGATTTAGATGCTTACACAGGTTTAACACATTGGTGGAGATTCGGGGACGGAGATACAGGAACTACCGTTACCGACAACAAAGGAAGTAATAACCTAACCTTAGTCAACGGTCCTACATTTATCACCCAAGTTCCTTAATATTATGAATTATGTAATCGTACCCGCCTCTGAATTATCTTCTGTTGATTTTAGTGAAGTAGCAGAAAGTAGCGAATCCACACTTAGATACTCATTGGATAACAGTAAGTTTATCGTTAAATACCAAGGCGACCAACCTAGCTCTATAAGCGGTAAGACTGAGTACACACACTCCGAGATACTTACTATCATAGCGAGTGACGAGTGGACTCCTAGCGAGTAAGATGCCACCCAAGCAGTCAGAGGGCTTGTCGGAATCATCATCCGCACGAGTCAATGTGCAGTTCGCCATAAAGATCATCGTAGGCGTGGCTACTGCGGTGTGGTGCTGGTCTGAACTTACAAACCGCATGGCGGCGATGGAACTCCAGGTCAGCCGAGTATCTCACGAGTCCACACTTCTTGGCGATCTATCAGCCCGTATGATGCACCTGGAGAAGTTTGCGGAACAAGCAAAAGATGATCTTGATCATTTAGTGGAGATGCAAGACTCTCCAATCACTTCTGACTATCAGCAGTTTGAGCGATTAAAATACTTAGAGAAAGAAGTGGACCGCTTGAGGTTCAAGATCGATTGGTGAGATGGGCGAAATACTTCTTATGTTACTTACGGGTGGGGGTAGTACGGCTCTTGGTGCTATGCTCAAAGGTGGCTTTGGAATGTTATTTGAGGGTCGCCGTCAAAAGCATGAACTTGAAGTTGCCCGCGAAAGTCGAGCCAATGAAAACTTTCTTAAGCTCCAAGCTGAATTGGCTAAAGGAGGTAATAATGAGTTCCGGGATTTTTCTCGTAGAATTATTGCTTTTATCGGTATTGGTACTTTGTGTGTCTGCATCTTGCTCTGCACCTTATTCCCTCAAGCAGAGTTCTTATCGATCACCAACGCACATGGAGAAGGCAGGACAGAACTGCTGTTCGGCATCATCTCCTGGCCCGCCAGCCAAGACCCAATCACGCTATCGAGCGGACACCTGGCATACATGGGGCAAACGGCCCTTATGGGAATCCTCGGCTTTTATTTCGGGCCATCGCCTCACAGAAGATAAATGAATATGATTGATCGAGTATCAGTAGCGGGGATGAGTGGTACAGCCGCCACCTTCGGTTTATCCACGCTAGATTCATTCCTTGGTATTGCAGTAGGGGCGGTGACTCTGGTGTATATGTCGATCAAGCTATACCAGGAATTGCGTAAGAAGTAGATGCCAAGTTACACACCAATGGGAAGAATGGATGATCCATTTATAACCGATGGGGATCGTGGTTTCCGTGGGATAGACTCCTATTTAGAACCTACATCTCTTAAAGGTGGGCAAGTGGAAGCATCTGAAAATATGCGATTAGAGGGAGATACCGCATCTGTTCGTAAGGGTATCGAGTTTAAAGCCGGGCAAGTTAGTCTTACTTACTCAGGGACAGACCAGGTATTTACATCCGCTACATTTAGTGATCCCGCAACCGGGGCAGAATTTATTGCCGTTGCGACTAGGGATAAACTTATTCTTTGGAACGATCAAAATAACACGGGTATCGATATTCCTTATCCTAGTGGTGAGGTAGTTGAGTCTGCGGACAATGCAAGCCTCGTACAGGCCCTACAAAAACTAATTCTGTTTCGTGGAGAAAATAAAGATCCACTTGAATGGGACGGGGACTATACAACACCCACCTCATTCGTAGTTAAGAATAACGCTACTCCAGGAGCGGGAAGGATTGAATGTCCGCGTACAAACTTTGGTCTATTTATTAGTAATCGTTTATTTGTTTCACAACCCGATGATTCTCAGTACACCGTACTCGCATCGGATGTTTTGGACACAGATAATTATTATCCCGCAGAATCGCAGTTCAGAATTAATCGTGGAACCGCAGATCGATTGGTAGGATTTACTCCATACTTGGAGAATCAGTTAATTGTATTTTTCCGTAATTCGATCCACATTATAAACAACACAGCACTTACAAACTCTGCCGGAGTATTTGAAATTACCCGTCAGCGCGGATGTGTAGCCCGCAAGAGCGTAGCCGCAAGTGGTCCACAGTATTACTTTTTAAGCGATGATGGCGTGTACACTTTACAACAAGGATTAGACCCAGGAAAAAACCTTGGAGTTGCAATCTCGAAAGTAAGTGGGGAAGCGCTACCATTGTCACAACCAATCAATGATCAATTTAAAGATGTTAATTATGCATCTGCGGACAAGGCGTGTGGTATTGTGTTCGATAATAAATACTACCTCGCAGTTAGCACAGGGTCATCCACTACCAATAATAAAGTTTTTGTCTACGATATATTGAATACAGCCTGGAGTAGTGTGGATAGTTTCCCCGCTGGTTTTCAAGTTGATGATTTCGTAACCGTACTTCATGGCACAAATCCCCAAAGGCGTAGACTCTTTGCAGTCTCGGATAAAGGATGGCACTTAGTCGAGGAAAGCACCACAGACATCACGGGAACAATCGGGAGCGCAAGCACAGCATCCACCGCGATAAGTGCCAAACTCAAGACCCGATCCTATACATTTGATAGTGTAGATATTAAGCGATGGAGAAGAGGGCAAGTCGGGTGCGAAGTAACCAACGGGGATGAGTTTACAGTAAAAGTAAACACCATCGATCCCGACCGTACAAACATCGTACATACTGAGAGTGCGACCACCAGCGAAGATAAACTCATTCGCTTCGGTAGTGGACGCGCCCGTGGATACGCCGCAAATATCGAGATTGATATAACTTCGGGGCAACCAAAATTTAGACACATAAGTATCGAGGGTATAGCCAACGGAGCAAACGCAAGGAGGGAATACGCATAATGCCTATCACCGCAACAGTCACACGAGGCTTTACTTACGATACAGGCGTAGAGGTATCCAGCTCATCATTAAATCGATTAGGTGAACCCACCGTCACCATACCAAGCATCTCTGCCACCGAAGTGGTGATGGAAAACTACACAGTTAGTACACTACCAACAAATGGCACTACAGGTCGCATCGTTTATGTAACAGACGGGGACGGGGGCAACCCATGTATGGCGGTGGACAATGGCACAAATTGGGTACGGGTAAACCTAGGAAGCACAGTAAGCTCAACCGAAGCGGATGAATACTTAATGGCGGAATAATGAGCATACTCGTAAAAGCCAAAGACTTGTACGACAAGTGCGGGATCGATATGAATGCCGACATTGCGGCTTATGCGGCTCACGGGTATGTGTTCATCACCCCCGACTCATTCCTACTAGGCAAAGCGGTAAACTCGAAAAGCGATGTACACCCGCAAGACCAATGGAATGTCGAGGATGCGGATGCCTGGTATGTCAATATGGCGGTGGGTAAAAACGGAGTAAGCGAATTTATAAAACGCATACCATATCCACTTCCACTCGTTGGGTGGATGCGACAATTGAAAGACAAACCCGTCAAATTTTACAAATTTAATACTATCTCTCGGAGGAAATAAATTATGGGAAGCTCACCTGACATAAACTATCCAGCACAACCAAGCTACGGCGATGGCATGGCAGATGCCATGAAGGCACAAATGGAGCAACTGCTCGGACAAGGCGAATATGCACAGATGTATGCCGATGCTGGATTTGCGGGTGGGGACCTTGGCGATATTATTACGGGTGTCGAAGCACCTATTAGGCAGAAGACCGCACAGGTGGACACGGATGTACTTCGTCAGACGCTGTTAGGTAGCGAGAAAAAGTTCCAAGTTGAGAAAGACCCTGATACAGGCAAGTACGGAATCACAGGTGCAGAGGTAGTAAAGGGCAAGGATGGGGAACCGCAAACTGCGGGTGGCGGAAGGTATCAGATGGTGATGATAGACAGTGGAGTTTCACCAAAAGAGGACCCCGTAGGTTTTTTTGCAGGGGCTACAATACCAGGGGTAACTCCAAAATATTCAATCATAGATACTGAGACAGGAGGTGTCAGTAGTACAGTAGGTGGTGAATTATATTTACAAAAAGGACAAAAATTAACTTACAGTTATAGTCCAAAACTACCCCAACCAAAAATTATCAGCGGATCTGGTCAATCAGAAGTTTTAACTCGAGTATCAGCAGAGTTTAAAAAACTACGTGATACAGTTGGAGAATCAGGCGCAGATGCCGCCGCCAAGGAATTTCAATTCGAGAATCCATACACGGGTGAACCATTAGGAGAAGGGCAAACGGTAACCATCCGCGAAGGCGATGGTATGATCGACCTGTTGGGCGATTCGCGCAATGTCCAGGAGTTTACCACCCGACAAGCCACACAAGGAGATGTAGACGCTGGGCTTGCATCCGAGGTTGGAGAATCAATCACAGAAGCAACGGGTAATCGCCAAGCTGGCTTTGATGCCGAAGGAAACTTTCTCGGACTCTCCGCAATGGCAGAGGATATTCAGCGTGGCAACCTCTCCCGCCAACGCGAAGCGGACCTTGCAGATGTGGAGCGGTTATCAAGTCGTTTCCAAAATGTCATGGAGGATTACAAGCCTGGTACGGTTACAGGTATCCAAGGTGCTAGAGATTTACTTGAAGAGCAAAAGGAAGCGATGACAACAGGTGGGGGTGCGATCACGATTCCCTCAACCGATACCTATGCTGGAGATATTGCTGGACAAACTATGGATGCCGCCACCGTGGCAGACCCATTAACACTCAAAGCAAACACTCAATTTACAGGAGAACTTGCAACAGGCGAAGGTAATGAAGGTACATTACGATCTGCACTTCTCGGAGATGCCAAGACTGCACTTAACCAAGGCTTAACAGATCGTGAAACCCGCTCTATTCAAGATGCCGCCCGCGCAAGATCAACCATGATGGGCAGAACATTTGATCAAAGTGGAGCAATTGCGGAAGCAGAAGCTCGCGTACAAGAGGACAATGCTCGCCGTATGCAGAATCGTTCATTTGCACAGTCAGTCATGGGTCAGGATGCTGGTCTACAACAAGGCGACATTACCCGTGGTATGGCACAGGAAAGCGAACAAGCGGGACTCCAACAACAAGTAAACTTAGCCCAGGCTCAAATGGACCAACAAGCAAATGCCTTTGGTGCGCAATCCGCCCAATCGGCAGATGTGGCTAACCAACGCCAAGCCCAACAAGCCGCACAATTTGGAGTAGGTGCGACAATGGATGCAGAGCGAGCCAACGAAACTCTAAGGCAACAGGGTTTAGGTAATTACATAAACGCTGTTGGTAACCTCGCACGAATAGAAGATC